ATCAGGTTAACGTAGGCTGTCAACACCTACGTTTCCTTGTTACCGGATAAGTCCGGTTGCTGTAATCAGCTTTATTTAACTGATATACATATTATATCACTTGATTTGCTGATTCATAGGTCTTTTTAGCACTTTTTTTAAATATTTTTAAGGATAACTTATGAAGCGCACTGAATTCACTCAGCCGTGGTTAGATGCACTTGGGAGTGGTGAGTATAAGCAGGGACAACACGCACTTGAATGCGATTCGGCATACTGCTGCCTTGGTGTTGCGGCGAAATTAATGGGCGCGGGATTTGATGATACTTTTGAGAATTACGATGCTATTTCAACGCTTCTAGGGATGTCCAAAGAAGAGCGCGGCAAGCTCATTACCTATAACGACGGAGATGGGCTCACTTTTCATGAGATAGCGGACGAGATAGAGAAGATGCTGGAGCCAGCAGAATGAGCATTGAGGCAATGTTATGGGCATTTAAGCAGAGTCTAGACCGATCTGCTGAGAAGCTGGTACTACTTGAGCTATCAAACCATGCGGGAACTGATAACACAGCATGGCCTTCACTGGTTCGCATATGCAATCAGACTGGGCTGAACCGCAAGACCGTTATATCTGCATTAGATGGCCTTGAGGAAAAGCAACTTATCCGCGATACAGGAGAACGCAAGGGAGCATCTTTGCAGATTAAGGTGTACCGACTGAGTTTAAGGGGTCTCAATGAGACAGTCCCGGAAACGGTATCCTCTTCTGAGACAGTCCCGTTTTTACCAGAGACAGTTCCGTTTTTACCATCAGACAGTACCGAAAACGGTACACGGAATCTGTTATTGAATCTAAAGGAATCTATAAAACATAATACCCTCGCTCAGCAAAGCTTCGCTACTTTTTGGGATGCATATCCTAAACACCCAAGAAAGCAAGCCAAGAGCAAATGTTTTGATATGTGGAAACGCAGAGGTTGTGAGCATAAGTTAGACCTGATATTGAAACACTTGGAGTTTTCTAAGGGTGAATGGTTAAAGGAAGGCAATAAATACGTTCCAATGACCTCAAGTTACATTAATGCTGAAGGTTGGGATGGTTGGGAGCATGAAGAAGAGAAAAGCCAGTGGGTTAACTCATAGGAGAAAAAAATGTATTACGAAGAAAAGCTAATAGATGGGGTTTTGCACTACAGGATGCTTCCCAAAGGTGAGTGGACGAAGATGACAGATGCAGACTTGACTATCAAATTGATTGCAACTAGGCAACAGTTGAATGCGCTGAAAGCAATTATCCGCGAAGGAGACAATCATGATTGAAATAGAGCATCTTGACTATCACGAAGATAAAGTAATAAACGGAGTACTGCATTACCGTGACGGAGCAAGCTGGAAGGAATACAGCAAGGAAGAGTTAACGGAAATGTACATGATCGAACAAGAGTCTTTTGATAAGTACATTGATCGTTCTTTCACGGAAGGGGTTTAAATGACGGAAAAAATGACAGGAGAAAGATACGCTTATTTAAGTAAAAACATGGATGCCTCTCTGACAGAGGAGGAATACAAAGCAGGATGGCATTTCTGTTACGACTGGGATGGAATGCTTATTCACGAAAGTTACCCTGAGTTTAAGTGCTGTTCATGTAAAGATGAACCAGAAGAATGTCAATAAACGTTCTCTTATCTCACGTCAAAGGGGTTAAAAAGGCTGGACGCGCTGCCTGGATGTGTAATTGTCCTAGTCACGCAGACAGAAGCCCGTCCATGAAGATTACTCAGGCTGAGGACGGCAGGATACTGATTCATTGCTTCGCTGGCTGCTCTACTCAGGACATTCTCGGAGCAGTCGGCCTGACGATGGATGACTTATTCGAGGATACGCTTTACCACAGAGCGAAACCACTTAGGCCAGGGATATATCCGCGTGATGTACTTAAGGCTCTCAAGACTGAGTTTATGATTGTGATGATTAGCGCGTTTGACTTACGTAAAGGAAAGGCGCTTAGCGAGGTTGACATGTCACGTCTTGACTTAGCTTACGAGCGATTCTCTAACGCAGTAGAACTAGCGGAGATTGAATGAAAAGAGTTTTTGTTTCTATAGACACACAAAAAGAATTGATGAGAAGGTACAGACATTCAAGCGAAGGAATGTTTGAAACAAACTCTATTTTTCTTGAATACCCAACGCCGCAAGAGGTGGAGAAATTTAGAGAAGACCCTCTTGGATTTCTTGCTGACTTTGGAAAAAACGTAACGGGGCTGGATCAATGAAAACATGGGATGAAGCATTTGACGCAGCAACAACCGAAGAACGAAAAACAGTAAGACGGTGGAAGCCTAGCAAGCCGCTAAGATGGGGATCAGCACTAACTCTTGACGCAGGCGATAAGAACCAATGTCCAACATGCGGTCACTTCTTTGCTTCCACGTATGCTTTTGACGCACACCGAACCGGGCCATTCGGGACAGAGAAGAACCCCAAGAGTAACCGGCGCTGTCTGACTCTCGCGGAGATGGTCGGGAGGGGCATGGTACGCAATTCACACTTCTGGTGGGTAAGTGGGGCTAATCCGATAGCTAGAAATGCCTCAGATTGAAAGCGTACAAGGACTCACACGCATTATTTTTCTTCGGCAATGGTAAGGCATGGGTAAGGGTAAGATAATCGCTATAAGAGCTTATAGGAGGGTTTATGGAGGCGTTCAGGCTTAAGGCTGCGGTCAATACAGCGGCAGCGGGAAGGTTAACCATGTTTCTGGCTGGCTTGTTGGGAAACAAAAGAGAGTTTCGTGATGAGGGTGAGCTTATAACAACGATTGTAAAAGTAGCGTACTGGCGAGGAAAAATTTATATGCTTGACTATAGGCACGAAAGCAATGATAAGTAGTCAGGAGGCGCAGTTAAACGTACTGGACAAGCTGAGTATACCGAAGATTGACTTCAAGCAGTATCTTGAATCACGAAAGGAGGGTGAGCAGAACGTAAAGAGTCCTTTTGAATACCGTGAGGAATTGCACAATCGCATACTCGGTATCGGCGCGGAGAATGGGGCCACGCTTCCGTGGGAATACACCCATAGCAAGTTTCGCTTTCGCCCTGGAGAAGTAACGCTCTGGTACGGGATCAATGGACACAAAAAGAGCATGGTAACAGGGTTTGTGGCTATTGACCTGATATCTCAAGGGCATAAAGTTGCCATCGCTTCGCTGGAAATGTCGCCTACGACCACGTTAGCCAGGATGATGCCGCAAGCCCACGGCGGACGGTGCAATACCACGGATCAGGCGGACGAGTTTCTGGATTGGTGCGCTGGCAAACTTTGGCTGTACGACAAGCGCGGAACCGTGAAAGTCGATACGATTCTAGGTGTGCTGTACTACTGTGCCGAACAGCTAGGCGTTACTCACTTTTTCATTGACAGTCTCATGAAGTGCGTACGCGGAGAGGATGATTTTAATGGACAGAAAGCGTTTGTTGACGCGGTATGTGCCGCAGCCCATGACTTACAGATTCACGCTCACGTCATCCACCACAGCAAGAAGCTGTCTGATCCAAAGGCAAGACCCGGAAAGTTTGACGCGAAGGGATCGGGCGCAATCGTTGATCAGGTGGACAACGCTATAGCTGTTTTTCAGATACCGGAAGAGGGGAAGAAACCGGATGACCCTGATAATGGAATCTTTATCGATAAGCAGCGTAACGGGGAATGGCAGGGAAAGATAATGACGTGGTTTGACCGCGACAGTCTACAGTTTAAGAGCGGTATGCGGGAATGGTGCAAGCAATATATGTCAATAAGTACTTGACAATGTATGTTAAATGTGATACACTTAATGTAAGTAAAGGAGTTAATTAATGGTTCAAAATGAATAAGTACGACACGTATCATAGAGTGTATCGCTGCTTATTGTTTTCATCTTTTCTCGCATATCACACAGACGAAGGCGCTTTAGTGCTTGCGATTATATGTCAAGCCATACAGGACGCGATGGGGTTATATGATGCTGATAAAGAGAGAGTATACATAAGCGGTAGTCGCAGGTCAAGAGGTAAACGTAAGTTTATTACACGTCAGAATGAAGCGCAAGAGTGGTTCAGAGATAAAAAGCATTACGTTTACTGTGATGCTATACGTCTGGATCGTGAGTTAGTTGATAGGTTGCTGAAAACTAAATGCGGAGTTGAGTTATGAGCAGAGAAGATGATGGCGGATACGTTCAAGGCGGAATGACGCTGCGGGATTACTTTGCTGCAAAAGCGTTACAGGGATTGCTGGCCTCAGCAGAATGCGATTCTGTAGACGAGGACGATGTGGAAGCGGCGGATGAACGCATGGAGTGGGCTAGGGGCGCGTACGCAATGGCAGACGCTATGCTGGAGGCCCGTAAATGACAGCGCGAGACATTATAGCTATCAAGGCTATGGAGGCCGAACTGTCCAGTTACAACTACGATGACGACGCGGAAACGTCAACGAAGCTGGCCGAATGGTGCTACCAGATGGCTGATGCAATGATCGCGGCAAGCGTGAAGGGGATGCATTGATTACCGTTACCCTACCTTACCCGGTCAGCGCGAATGTCTACTGGCGGCACTTTCGCGGAATGACTGTCGTATCTAAACGTGCTCTTGAGTATCGCAAGTCTGTCAAGGCTATCTGTTATGCGTATGGCGTTCAGCCGATGGAGGGAAAGCTGGCCGTGTTCCTCACGTTATGCGCTAAGAAACCGAAGCGTGACACTGGCAAAGAGCCGCGTGTTATCGACCTGGATAACTGCGCGAAAGTGATGCTCGATGCGCTTCAGGGCGTGGGTTACGAGAATGATAAGCAGGTAATGGCGCTTTCGTTGAAGTACGGCGATCCGGTTCCGGGAGGGTGTTTAAACGTGATGATAGTCAAGGCATGAGGCCAGCATTCCAGACACGTCAAATACTGTTACGCAGCCAGCAGCAGGTAGACACGCTGTTATTCCTGATTCCGAATCTTCCGCTGGACGCCGACAAGCCGCTGGAAGTCATCATAAGGGAGCGGGTAAAGCAACGCGGTCAGTCACAGAATGCGTACTACTGGATGCGACTGCATGAGATAGCGGAGCGGGGCTGGTTTCAAGGAAAGTTGTACTCGTCAGACGTATGGCATGAGTATAGCAAGAAACACATCATGCCTGAGGAAATTGTAACGAAGGACGGCGAGATACGCAGCAAGTGGGTTGAATCGCCGGGCGGTTCGCGGGTCGTGATAAGTACGACACAGTTAGCGAAGGCGTGTTTTGCTGAGTATACGGAGATGGTTGAGGCGTTTGGGGCGGGTCTTGGCGTAAGGTTCAAGGAGAGGGGTTATGAGTGATGACATGGTTACTATTCCTATGCGGGAATACGAGCAACTTCTTAAGGACTCTGATTGGCTGTCCTGTTTAGAGGCTGCTGGCGTGGATAACTGGGAAGGGTTTGATGTTGCCAGGGAAATGTGGTTGGAGGAAGGTCATGAGTGAGTGGATAAAGTGGAGAGGTGGGGAGTGTCCGGTTGAAAAGGGCGTGCTGGTTGATGTGCGTTACAGGGACGAGGTAGAGAAATTTAGCATTCCTGCTCTGGAGTTGGATCGTGGAAGAGATGCAACAAAATACTTTTGGATCAATGACCGCGCTAACAATGACATTATAGCTTATCGCTTATCAGAAACTCGGCAACAACCCATGATGAAGGCGGAAAGTTTCCTGAATCAAGCCGCTAAGCATATGGATGACCGGGCCTCAACTTACGACAAGCCGGAAGGGGAGCGCAGCATTTCTCAGGTAGTGGCAATCTTCAATCTATATCACGGCACGAATTTAACCGAAGCGCAAGGCTGGCACTTCATGGAGATTGTCAAGAACGTTCGTTTCTTCACGGCTAGCGGTTTCCATAGGGACAGCGGAGAGGATGCGATAGCGTACGCAGCTTTGAAGGCTGAGGCTAAGCAACGTGAGGGATGAGGCGCGGATAGGCGGCTTGATTTACTTGCTTGTGGTCATATTGTCTATCGTGACTTACTTGGTGATAAATGAAAACTAAGTTACGCGAACTGGCTAAAGAATGCCCTCACTGCATGGGCTGCGGCTTGGAGAATCCTAATGGCGATCTTCTCTGTCTGGCGCACAGTAACGAGCTGGCTGATGGTCGTGGGGCGTATCAC